GTGCCGTTAGTCACAATCACCGTGCTATTGCTCACGCTGCTAAAGCTGCTCAACAGTGTGAAATCAAACGGCCCGACTGGAAACGTCCCCGCCTGGGCCACGTCCAGCATCAACGTCATTAAGATCACCGCACACATTGCATTTCGTAGTTTCATTTTATTTTTATGTTTATTGGTTTCGCTGCAAAATTGTTTGTTTCGAATTTCTGTTTTCCGCTTTCCCGATTTCCGCTTTCCGCTTTTGGGTCAATGGGCCAATTGAATGGTTCCTCTTCCAAACCGGCACCCTCTCCGCGGTGTCCCGCGATACCCGATCTGGATCTTCCCGCTCACGCTCACCCCGGCGATTTCCGGATTGCGTTTAATCAGCCAGGCGACAAGGTCCTTGTTCGCTTTCCAGTCCGGACCGTATTGTTCCGTCCAGTAATCATCAATCACCGGATCCACCACCAGCGTCCGGGGACCAAAGTCCTGCTTCCATGCGTGTGGACGCCTCCGCGCCGACGCCGCCGCCCGCGTCTGGCGCTCGATGGCCTTGAGCACCTTCAAGTCGGCATCCCCGCGGAAGATCTCGTCCATCTTCCGCTGGATCGCCGCCGGCACTCGAGACAGGTCAATTTGCATACGCTCTCAACTCTCAACTCTCCGCTCTCAACTTTTTTGCGGGAAAACTGGCGGCGATGACAACCAGACACCGCCGCCAGCCCAACCCCAACCACAGGAACCGGGCGCCTCACAAAACGCCCGGGGATTCTTTACGTCGCGCTCGGTTCCACCACATTCGGGAACCCGCTGATGTCATGCAATGCCAGGTAAATGTCCACCTGGCCCGCGTTGATGCTGGCCATCGTCTGGCCCACGATCGTCGGCGTCGCGTCAATCGTGTCCGCCACCGCGTAGTTATACGCCGCGCCCACCACCGTCGTGCTCCAGCCGGCCGTCTTCAGGTCCACGGCGTTCACAAAGCGCGTCGCGCTGCCGCCGTCGCCCAGGCTCAGCGTCAGCGTGGTGATCGCGCCGCCGCTGCTGGTAAACGCCGTCACCACGTTAGCCACCGCCTTGGTCACCACCGTGCCGGCGGGAATCGTATTCGCGCCGCCCAACGCGTTGTTAGGGACCACGGCCTGCGCCGTGCCGCTGGTCAATTGCGCCAGATCCGCCGCCGTCAGGCGCAGGATATGGCTGAACTGCAGTTGCGCCCGCGTTTCAAACGGGAGCGGAATCAAAGTGCCGATATTCATAAACTTGTTCTTTCGTTCTTTTGGTTATGCCAATTTCCTTTCAGCTTTTCAGCGTTTCAGGATTTCAGCTTTTGGTTTAAGCATCAGACGGGAGAATCTTGCCTTCCCCAATCGGGTTCTTGCACAGCAGCATGATGATCGCCTCAATCGCGCAGCGGTACGCACCGCCCTGGTACTCGGGCTGGTACACCGTCGGCTTCTGGTTCCAGTGCCACGCCCACATATCCGGGTGCAGGATATACGTGGTCCAGTCCGCCTTGGTCGCACTGGCGCTGCCGCCGGTCAACGAACCAAAACCGTTAAACATGTTCCACTTCGTCGGCACCAGTTCGCACGTGCCCCACGTGCTTTCATAGGTGCTGATGCTGCTGCCCAGTTTCTTGCTGTCCTCGTCTCGGTAATTCACGCGGCTCGTCGCCTGCGTGCTCGCGGACGTGGGGACATAAAACTGGAAGTTTTCCGCCACCTGGTTGATCGAAGATTGCCCGCCCACAAACAGCAGGTTCCGGTTCTTCATGCCGGTCGTTTGCCACATCTGCTGCATCATCGCCTTCAGCGAATTTTCCACAAACGAGGCCTTCACCCCGCTGTAGATCTGGTTCGCGTTCGGCCGGATCGCCGCCGGCACATCACTGTCCGCATCACTTTGCGCGCCGGTTTGAATCCACTTGCCAATGCCGCGGAACATATTGCCCTTGGTGCCATCGTCCGCGTAGCTGCCTTGGTCGCTCGCGCCGTGACACTCGATCTGGCGGGCCAGCACCGTCATTTTCTTGGTGATTTCGCGGGCCAGTTCATCATTCACGCCGGCCGTGTCCGTCACGTCCTGCGCCAGCTTGCCAACGCTCGCGGTCTGCACCAGGTATTGCACCCGGGATTGCAGTTCCTTGCGTTGCGCGCCTGCGCTGCTAAACGTGTCCCACGCCTTGCCTTCGGGCCAAGCCACCGGCGTCGGCGTCTCGTACGTGTCCGCCTGGTAATGCTTCACCACATTCACCGGACGATCGCCCTTCGGCAACCGCTTCAGCAACGGCGTTTCGTGTTCATCCGAAAGGGTGATGTAATTCGCCCAATCGGTCTTTTTACCAACCACATTTTTTTCCAGCAACATAACCAACTCTTTCTTCGTTGTAGCTGTGTCTCGTGAAAGCACAGCCATTGTTAAACGAAGTGCAATTGCATGTTTTTGGTAGGGCAGACCTGCCGGTCTGCCGAGCGGTGTCCGTCCGCAAGGACTACAACCCGCTTAAGGCATTTCTCAAAGCAGCTGTCGCGTTCTCAGCCGTGGGCGCCTCGCGCAGGCTCGCGCTGGTTTGCTCGGCTTCCACATCCTTGCGGCGCGCATTCGGCGCTTTCACCGGACTCCCGCTCGTCGGCGGTTTCACCGGCGCTTTGCCCGGCAGGAACAACTTGCGTTTGGCTGCACCATTGGCCGTGATCGGCACGCCCTTCTTCAGCGTCTCGCGCAGGGCGGCAATCACATCGCCATCCGGCGCCGCCGCCTTCAGGTGATTCCACGCTTCCATGCCCAGCACGTATAACGCGGTACTGAACTCCGCCGCCGGCGTCCGGCTGGCCAGGTCCGGCATGAAGGCCTTCACCTCCGCTGCCAGCTTGCCCTCCGGCGTTTTCGGATCGCTCAACGTGGGAAACCGGCTGCGCACAATCGGTTCCACCTTCGCCTTCTCAGCTTTGAACGCCTGGATGCCTTGGCGCATCTGCGGCACGCTTGTGGAGAGCCAGTCATTGATCTCATCCAACTGCCGCCGCAAACCCTTGTCATCCAGCCCGGCCTCAGCCATGTGCTTCTCGATCCGCGCCCGGGCCGCCTCATCCGCGTAATCGCCGATGTACGCCCGCGCATCCGCCTGGAACTTCCGCACCGTGCCCACGCGCTTCTCCAGCGCGCCTTCATCCATCAAGTTCGGCGCCGATGCCGCTGCCGGACGCGACTGCAATTGCGCCGTCAACTCCTGCACCTGCTGTTCCGCCGCGTCCGCCCGTTGCTTGTGGCTGTCCCGCTCGTCCACGATCTTGTGGATGCGTTTGTCCACCAGCTTCTGCAAACTCGGCGGCAGTGTGCCACCCTTGGCTTCCCACGCCTTCAGCTCCGCGTTCAAATGCTCCGGCAACGCCTCATCAGCCTCGCCTTCACCTGCGCCCTGGCCTTCGGCCGCATTGGCCGTCTGCCAAGACTCCAGGAACGCTTTCTGTTCCGCGCTAAACTCCGGCGCCTCGGCTTCTGCCGCCTCGATTTCCTCGGGCGTCTTCGCCTCAGCCCGGCGTTCAAACCACGCCCGCTGTTCTGCGGACCATTCCGGCTCCGCCGGCGTTTCCGCTTTCCCGCCCTCCCGCTTTTTGCCTTGCTCATCTGTTTCACCCTTGGCCGATGGCTGCACTTCTTTGCCCTCGTCCGCGGGGACCGGCTCGTTATAGTCCGGTTCCGGCGTATCGAAACCGCTGCTCAGCAGCTGCTCGATGCTCGCCGGCGTTAAATTCTTTTTCTCACTGCCACCAGTTGCGGCCGGTGACTTGGCCTTGGCGGTTGCTTCTCCGGGCTGCCCCGCTTTGCCCGACTCTGGATTTTTGTTTTTGAGTTCCATGCTATTGCATGTAGTAGTTGTGAAACCGTGTCGAAGTTCGTTCCCAGCCCGACACGTTCGGCTGGTGAACAGAGTTAACCCTAAGAAGTGTTCCCCCGTGAAGAGCCCGCCCCATCGTTTCCCCCTCTTAACCTACATTTCCCCGTCTTTTATATCTCAAGCCGTAGGCTTGCAGTCTTTCCTCGCGCCCACCGCCTCGCGCCCCGCGCCTGTTTTCCGCATTTCCTCATCAATTTTCTTCCGCAGCAACTGCAGATCGCGATCTCCAAACCAATTGTACAGTGCCCGCATCTGGTAATGATTCCTCAGCGCCCAGTCCAAACGTTCAGAGTCCGTGAAACTTCTGGCTTCTGAATTCTGGCTTCTGAATTCAGAATTCATTCTTCCCCCTTCTGCTTTTTCACCTTCGCCGCCGCCAGGCTGCGCGCATCGCGCAAATACTGGCAAAGGTAATCCGCCGTCGCTGCCGCGCCGGACGCAAACTGCCGCTGCTCATTGGTCAGATTGGGTGCCAATGCGCCGGCCAGTTCCCGTTCCGCGTGTTCATCCACCAATTCCAGGACCGCCTGCCACACCGGGTGATTCTCCTGCATACCGGCGAGCACCATATCCCGGACCAATTCCTTGCGCGCCCTGGACTGTGCGTCTTCCGCCACATAATGTCGTCGGTATCCCGTCGCCGCCGCCTGCTTCTGCCAAAATTTCAGATTCATATGCTTAATTCCATTTACAAATTTCTCGCATCTCAGCGTTCTCGTTGATGCGTTTCACCACTTCCTTATTGAAGGCTTCAGCGGCTTTATCTTCTACCTCCATGCCATCGCACTTAAATTTGAACGGCGGCGTAGAGTTAATAGGCTCGCGGTAATCCGGACAAATCCACAGCCCTGGCCAGCCTGGTTTTTCATCTGGCAAAACCGAGTTCATTTCAATCATCGGCTTCCCGCATTTCGGGCATTCGTGTTTATTCGTGTCCATCCGTGGTTAAAATGTTTTTCTCCGTGTCTCCGCGTCTCTGTGGTTACCCCTGCAGCGCCGGCGCCTCGGGTTTCACCCCAATCCTCCCCACCTGTTTGTTTTGCTGCTGCATCACCGACATCTGGAGGCTCTTCGCATAATTCGTCATCAACTCCTTGAACCGCTCGTCATGCTGCATCCCTGCCTGGTATTTCGGATTCGCCGCCAGGATCTGTTGCAGGAACTGCAACTTCATCGGCGCCGTCGGATCATTATCCACGTACTGCGCCTCATTGCCATTGGCCATCTTCAGCGTCTGTGCCATCACATCCTCAAACACCTTCTGCGAGGCCGCGCCCTTGTCCTGCAAAATCTTGTTCGCCAGCCGGCTGTCCACCATCCGCACCGCCAGCGCAATCAGCGCGTTCCGGTCAATCGTCCCCGTCACATCCAGCGGCAAAATCGTCGTCGCAATCGTCTCCAGCTTCTTGAGCAAGTAATCGTCATCTAGCTCGCGGATATCGAATGCCAGGTCAAACTGCACCTGCTGCACCAGGTCAAACGGATCCAACTGCGCCAGCGCCGGCACGCCCGTCACCCGCGCCACCTCCTGTGGATTGTACTGCAACGTCAACGCCACCATCTGCAGCACGATCTCCGATAGGAACGTGAAGAAATTCGCCGAATGATTTTCCTGCTTCGCCGCCGCCATCGGCGTTTGTTCCTCCGGATTAAACAACCCGAAATAATCCGCCCGCTGCCCGCGCAGCATCTTGATCAGTTCCAGCGCCAACGTTGGCGGCTGGCCCAGTTCAAACATCTTTTTAAACTCATCACCGCGCTTCACCGGCACCTGCGCGCCGGGCCCAATGCGATAATCCG